AGGAAGCGCAGTCTTGGTCATGGCCCGTCCGCCAGTCCAAACCAGTCGCTTCGAGTCCAGTGCTTCACCGTCACGTTCGAACGCCCAGATTTCGTCGAAGTATGACGGTGCGATGCTGGCGATCTTGTTCCCGTATGATGCCATGCTCGTGTATCGCTTGGTCTTGCCACCCTCGTCCATCATCTTCTGGATGGGGTGCGCGGTCACAATCATGTTGCACGGGAGAATCTTCGCCACGTCGAGAATCTGAGAGAGGCTCGTTGTCTCTCCGTTGTATTCGTCGAACCCCGGAATGGGGAGACCGCTCAAAGTCTTCTTGCCCTTGAAGTCGTCGAAGCCACCACGCACCCGAAGCTGATACGTTATAGCGGTGTTCGACATGTTCGTGAAGCTGTCGAGCACCACGGTGGCCCAGGGGCAGCGGTCCTGCAGGTTCTCGAACTCCTGACAGAACTCCAAGAAGTCGATGATGCCCTTCGCAGGGATAGCCTTCGGCCCGACGGTGACATACTGGATGTCGTCGTTGGGATAGAAGAGCTTGATTGGCTTCATCCGACCATCGAAGTCGTAGAACTTGATGGGCTTCGGGAAGCTCGCCGCAGCAACGGACTTGCCGTCGCCGGTCGAACCGATGAACAGCGCCATGATGCGCTGGCCAAGGTCGATGTCCTTAGTGCTTGGCATCAGCAACCTCGATTTCGATGCCCTTGCTCTGCATCTCCTCCGCCGCCATCGCGGCGAGCTTGCGATACTCCTCGCCGGTCGGGTCAGCCTTCTTGAACGCGATGAGTTCCGCCGTCGTGCAGACACCCGTGGACATGAGATACTTCAACACAGTCATTGTTCTTTCCCCCTATAGATTCCCGACCAACCCGAAACATGTCTGCCCTTCTTGACTGCGTCTTTCATGTTGTCGCTACGAGTTCCGATGAACAAGTGCTTCGGATTGTAGCAACCACGATTGTCACACTCATGACAAACATCCAACGGGCTGTCTAAATCAAACCCGAGCCACAGATGCGCTGCGAGGCGATGAGCCGATACGTCCTTACCGTAATAGCTCACCTTCTTGTATACACCTTTGGCAACCCCATCCCACACCCAGCACTCGCCATCGACGACTACGAGATGAGCCCTAAGCCTTTGCTCTGCCGGTCCGTTGACTCTACTCATATCGCCTCAACCAACGCTGGTATCGCCACTCTGACCAGGCCCAACGCGCGCGCTCTATAAGCCACGAGACGATTGGGATTCGGCTCATGTCAGTGGTCCTTCTTCTTGTCCGGGTTGAACAACTCGTCGTCACCCATGAGTTCCTCAAGCGACATTTCTGCGAGCTTGCTCAACTCGACAGGCTTGCTGCTTGCCTTCGGGAGCTTACTCTTGTAGACCTTCACACAGTCCACGCAGTGCGGTCGCTTGACGTAGCGGTCCCGACGCATCGCTGGCACCTTGCAAATCTCGCCACAACGCCAGCAAATAGTGTCTCTACCAACGGCGTCCTCTGCTTTGATGTAATGACCACACGAGTTGAGCGGGTGCATACACTTGTAGACCCAATACTCCTTGTTCTGGCCTATGTCTGCAAGGATATAGCGGTGCGGCTTGTCTGTCCGCTTGTGCTCGCCAATCAACTCGATACCCATGCCAATCTTCCTGACTCTAGTCATCACGCCTCCTTCGACTCCAGTTACTCGTCCCTAGTGTGCGGAGACCAGGGCTTGCCTTCCTTGAACAACATCGACAGCTTGTGCTCCCGGACCTCGGGAATCGAAGCACACACAGGCTGAAAGATGCAGCCGCCATACTTGTCACAGCTCGTGTAGTTCATCGGGAAGTATCCCTGATCCATCCACGAGATGAGCAGATGCGAATAGTAGATGGCGTCCTTCTTCCACTGTTCAAGGTGCGCCTTCTGATACGGCATCCGATACCGATTGAACCTTTCCTTGGGGGCCAAAGTCTTCTGGAACCCAATCTTGTTCACGACGACGTGCGGGACGTTCATTGCCCACGAGTAGCCCATGAACTGAGTCGAGAGCAGGAATGGCTGCTTCCTCATCCTGCTGGTCTTGTGGTCCACGATAGCTACGCCACCCGGCGTGTTAGCCACCATGTCGATGATGCCCTCGTAGATGACCCGAATCTGTTTCTCCTCGGATTCATATAGCACCTTGCTGAAGACCTGTTCGACCTCAATCGGCGACCAACCATCCTGTTGATAGTAGAGCGCGTAGGCCCGATACTGCTGGATGTTCTCAGCAACATCACCCTGAGAGAGGTCCATGTCCGACGCCGCCTTCAGCCCGACCTGCACTGCTTCGCCGACGATGGCCGAATACTCGGGCTTTCGACCCAGCTTGATTTGCTCGTAGTGATACTTCAGCATCCGGTGCATGAGGTCGCCCTTCTCTAGGGCTTCAGCCTTGTGCTCCGGTTGCTTGTGCCGAACGAAACGCAGATAAGCCTTGTATCCACAGGCCATCACGTCGTTGAGCACTTGGCTGTCAATCGCTATCGTTCTCACCCTCTATTATCTCCTCTACTATTTCCGATACCAAGTTCGCCAACGCGTGCGCCGCTTCGTCAGCCGGACCATCATGACCGATGTATCCAGCACGGTGCAGGAAGTAGTCGTTCAGTGCGAGTATCTCCTCGCTAGTGAAGACCAAGCTGTGCTCCATCTTACTTCGAGAACAGACCGGACAGTGAAATCTTCGGATTGAACCCGGTCGCAGTCGCCTCCCTGAATAGTTCGTTGTTGATGATAATCTGTGCCTGGAGAGTGCCGATGCCAGTCACGTTTACTGAGAGCACCAAGAACAAATTGTCCCTGAATGTCTTGGTCGATGCGAACCACGGCAGAGTCGAGGTAAGCAAAGTCGTGCCTTCCTGCGTCGAACCCCACTGGATAACAGTGCCGCTGACCGCACCGTCATACGTCACGTCGCCCAACACACGGAACTCGATGGTGTTGGCTTTCGGTGGCTCTGGAATCGGCGTCGGCTGAGGCGTGGGTGCCTCGCACTCCAGCATCTGTCTCCTCCGGTCCTCGGTGCTATCGGGGACCGCTCCACAATCGAACTTGTCCCCACAAGCACACGCTGCCAGAGGTAAGAGGCTCGCGAGAAAGGTTCTACGTTCCATGTTGTCTCCTAGTCCCAATTATCAATATCATCAATCGAGCCGGAGTCCATCTTCGGCTTGTTCTCGTTCTCGGCTACGCAAGCTACGCAGACATCGACGCCTCGACTTACTTCCTTGCCACATATCATACAGGCCGCCATGCCACGACGGGGCTTGCTTTGATACGTCCGGCTAATGTTCGCGTTCTGAACTTTCGCAGCCCAGACCGGGTCTATCTGTTGACGAATCTGTTGCTCGTCCCATCCGAGGATTGGCGCTGCCTTACGCACCCACCATTCCCTTGAGAGCTTCTTGACGAACTCCCATCGGCCAGCGCAGACGTTGGCGTGGATAGTCGAGCCACGCAGTGAAGGGGTGACGAACATTCTCATGCCCTCGGCACACCCTTCACTGCACTTGTTACTGTATCGAACTCCGATTTCACAGTCGAAGTCGGCGCACTCCAACTCAATGTGGTGCACCGTCCCCGCCTGAGGAGTCTCGATTGCTCTGTGAATCACAGCCCTCGCTCCGCAGCCCAACCCGAGAGATGGGTCAGGTGTTTGATTTCCCACCGGACATCGTTCCAGAATATCGCTGGCTCGCTCGTAGGGTTCATCCAGTGGCGATTGTATTCCTCGTTGACGAGTAGACGCGCCTTGAGAAGGCCGTGCTTGTGAACGAGATGCGCGATTGTGTCGCGCACCTTCTGCTCACGCTGAGTGTAGACGATCTGAAACGGTCCGAGTCGAATCACCGGATGTCCTTCGGGTCAATCACCAACCGACCGTTCTGGTCGACGAGCAACTTGAGTGCGGTGTCCCGAACCAGCTTCATCATGGTCTGGAGGTCATGGAAGATGAGCTCAACGCGCTGTTCCAGCCGAGTCATCCGCTCGTGGGATACCCGCTTGAACACCACCATCTCAGGCGAGAGGATGGGTTCGTTGTAGGCTTCCAGCACCGCGTCGACCCGCTCCCGTCCGAACGGCAGCTTCAGCTGTGGCTTTGGATTGATGACCGTGTTCTTCGGGAGGCGCGAACCGTTGCGCTGGGCCTTGAACGCATTGACGGAGCCTGCATCGTAGTGGAAATGCATCTTCGACTTGCCCTTGCCGAACGGCACCCGCTCGATGAGGCCCGCGTTGCCATACTTGCGGACCGAGCTGAGGTGAACTCCAAGCCTTTCGGCAACCTCTCCTGCTGTCAGTTTCTTTTTCACGACTCCGACTCCTTTTGGTTAAAGTGGGGAGTGTCAGCGACTCCCCGTCAAGGGTGTTCTATCCACGGTGAGAAGCGGTTCATAGGCCGAAGCCTCCCCACTTTCCCATCCGCACCCTCTATCCCGAAGCGTCCTCCGGGCTTGGCTCGTCGGGGCAATCCAACCACTCGGCAGGCTCGTGATACTCACGAAGCTCAGCGAGGTGAATCTCGACCCGGACTTCAAGGTCTTCCGTGGGACCGACCATTATCTCGGTCTGCTTCCCACAGATGGGGCAGAGAATGTCATAGAACGTCATGTTCATGCCATTCTCTGCCATGATGGCGGTCAGCTTCTCGTTGAGCGTGACACCCTTTATCATTTGTAGTTCCACCGCTTGTTGCCAGCCTTCCAAATGGCGTCCGCGAGGTCGCGCATCAGAGAGGACTCGTCCCAATCCAGCTCCTTGTTGTCCAAGGTGCTCTTGTTCGCAGACCGCTTGCCCTCGATAAGCTCTCCGAGGAACTCATCAATCGTGCCGAGCGCGGTGATATAGGTCGCGTTGATCTTATCAGCCGTCTGTCCCGGACGTGGGAACCGAGCTTCTGCCTGCTCCTCGTTCGCTGGGTTCCACTGACGCTCCAGAAGGAGGCAGTCCGAGCAGCACTGAAGGTTGATGCCCTCACCAGCCGCTAGCGTGCTAGCGACCATGATACGATTCTCAGGCTTCCAGAACTCGTCGATGACCATCTGGCGCTGCGTGCCATCCAGCCCCGAGTGGAAGCTCAGGACGGGCGGGCAACCCATGTCCCGCATCGTCTTGTTCAGACGCCCGGTCAGGAGGGTAGCCACGTCCTTGTGATGGAGGAAGATGACCAACTTGCGGTCGCACTCCAGCAGGAACTCCTCGACGTAATCGACTGCGGCAGGAACCTTGGCGACCCCTGTAATCTTCCGCATCTTGGCAAAGAACGCGAGCAAGTTCGTGTAGCTCGCCGGGGACATTTTGTCCTCGTTTTCGTCCATCCACGCGGTGAACTCCTCGACAGTCTCCTGATACTTCTTGAGGAGAACATCGTCGTCCATCGGCACCGGACGAAACGTCCGCATGATCTTGGGCAGGTCGGGGAGAACTTCGGCCCGTGTCTTTCGAATGATGAAGTTCTTTGTCTTTTCGTGGAAACGCTCTGGATTGGAGAGCCGACGTCCGTAAGTTTCGTAGTTGATGAAACCGGCGTAGCTCGAAAAGATATCTGGACGAATCCAGTTCAGGACCGGGAAGTATTCGTCGGCTGAGTTCTTCACCGCGGTGCCGCTCATCGGAAGGCGGAACTTGGTGCCAGCGAAGTTCTTCTTGACTGCCTGTGAACGAGCACTTGCTGGGTTCTTGATGCTCTGGCACTCGTCGATGATGACCGTCTTATACTGCGTCCAAATCTCATCGCCCCAATACTCGGGATTGGGCGTCCCAGCGACACCGTTCTTCGTGATGGTCTTGGAGGCCACACGAGCAAGCATGTCAATGGACATGATGGTGACAGGGAAGATATCGAGGTGAGGCCGCTCCACGCTCTTGTTGATGACCTGGGCCACGATGCCCGTCCATTCCAACATCTCGCGCATCCAGTTGATCTTGATGGAGCTTCTGCAGAAGATGAGAACCGGGAGAGCTTCCTCTCTGTTGCGTGCGATAAAGCCACACGCGCACACCGTCTTGCCAAGGGCCATCTCGTGGCCTACGAGGCAGACGCCACCGGCATCCTCCATGAACTTGATTGTGTCGGCTTGGAACGGGAAGAGTTCCTTGCCGGTGCGTGACGTAATCTTAATGACATCTTTGTTGTCGATGCCCTTGTAGATTACTGTGTGCCCGCACTCGAAGGTCGTCAGGAAGCCGAAGTCAAGCTTAATCTCATACTTGACCTTGGCGACCTTGCCGCACTCCTCGCATTTCTTGTGAATCGTAGCCATTCTATGTCATTCTACCTTTCGTTGTGGGGAGGGTGGGCAAACGGCTGCCAGTAGTTATCATAGCACATCCGTTTGCCCGATGTCAATAGGTTATGAGGTTTTCGTTCTGTCCTCCGGGGTGATAATCCACACATCCTCGGGTCCGAGCTTCTTGCGCCCGTATCGGACAGTAGCCCAGGTGCCAGACCGCACGA